CACTCTTTCTGTAAAAAAAATGCCCATTGGGCTGTCCAAATCAAGATAATCTACAATTCTCTGAATTTCCGTAATAGTGAACTCAGATATTCCACGACACTTTCTATAGAACGCAGATCGACTCATTCCAATGTCCGTACACATCTTTTCTACAGTAACTCCACGATTTTTCATCTCGTATTCCAACTTATATCTGTCCATTACTAGTCCTCCTTTCCGTGTCGTTTAGGACACTTATACAATATCATGCTTGCAACAAGGTGTCAATAGCTTTTTGGTACTTTAAGACACTTTTTTATCACTACATAAGTTTCATGTTGCTAAAAAGACACTTTCGTGATATACTGGCATTAATTCGAAAGGAGAGTGAATTTATAATGGATGTTGGTCAAAAAATCAAGGTTTTAAGAGAAGAAAAAGGTATGACACTTGAAGAATTAGGCGACAAGGTCGGTGTTGGAAAAAGTACCGTGAGAAAATGGGAAACGGGAATAATTGCAAATATGCGAAGAGATAAAATTGCAAAAATTGCTGATGCTCTTGGAACCAGTCCGGCTTATTTAATGGGATGGGAAGAAGAAAGCAACACTGCTGATACTCTTCTTGAAGCCTATGATTCTGGATTAGCATCAGACGCACAGTTTAAAAGATTAATGGAATACTATAAGAAGCTGAATCAAGCTGATAGAGATATGATAGAGAACATGGCGAAAAGGTGTGCAGAAAAATAAGGCTGACATTAACTGCCAGCCTTTGAATTGAACTTTTGAATGAAGAGATACACGGTAACCAGAAACTTATTATCTGTGACTCTCTCTAATTCATCAGTAATCATTTTTACAATCTGTTTGTTACTCATTATGTAGACCTCCGTTCCAGCAAGAACACACGTTCGAAATCCCTTAAGTAAATAATACTACTACTCAAGAACAAAATCAATAGCATTTAGAACAAACGTTCTTGTTTGTGTATATTTACATTATATACCAATACTTTACTGGAATGAAGCGGAACGGAGCAATCGTACACTATAGTATACACTTTTTAATCATCAACAGAGAACAAATCAGTGATTGGAATTTTTAAGCCTTTTGATATTTTGTACAATGTTCGTATAGTCGGGTTGCTATCCTCTCTCATTGTTTTCTCGATAGTAGACGGAGGAACACCAGTAAGTACGGACACCTGACGAACAGATAATTCATGTTCAAACATTATTTTAGTAAGAAGAATTTTCATGCTGTTATTATTTGCAGGAAATATATTTTCAATTCAAATATAACCGTACAAACGATTATATAAACCAAAGAAATGAGGAGGGATAATTATGAATTGTCCGAGATGCAATGCACCGAATCCAGACGGACAAAGGTTTTGCGGTTCGTGTGGTGCGCCGTTACCACCACTGCAACAAGATCCGAATTATGGTTATCGGAAACCAGAGCCAAATCCAAATTCAAACCACAGATACAATTACAACTATCAACAACCGAATCAAAATTCTTACAATCAAAAATATACGCAACCGCAAGAACACCCATATTACAAGACATGGTTTCTTGTATTGATGTCTGTCGTTTTTCCAGTTATAGGAATTATTCTTTTGTGGATTGGAAAGCGACCTAAAAAAATTGCTGTTCGCATTTTGCTCTCTGTGTTTCTTGTATTTTATACATTTGTTAAATTTACGGGATGCATCGCTATAACTCCTGACTCTTCAACAACTAACGTAAAAACTGAGTCTGAAAAGAATAATGTAAAAAACGATAACAAAGTTGTAGAACAAGCTCCAAATCAAGAAGAGAAAAAAGAGGAACAAAATTTAATAGATGCAGACGTAAACGATTGCCATGTTAAATATATAAGCGCATCGATTGAAGATAATTATGTTGATGAATCTTGTTTGGTTATATATTATGAGTTCACAAATAATTCTAATGAGAACAAATGTTTCGATTATACTATTGGGGCAAAAGCATTTCAAGATGGTGTAGAATTAAAAGAATCAAATTTTCACGTTAATGATAGTACAAAAGATAGCTCTGTAGAAATTCAACCAGGAACAACTGTCACTGTAGCATCAGCATATATTTTAAGAAATGACACATCCGAAATAAGTTTAGAAGTAAGTACATGGTTGTCAGATAAGCCTAAAGCATCTATGACAATACCGGTACCAGTACAATAAAAAAACCCCCAGCGCGACTACCACAGGTCAAGCCTGCTGGTGATTACACCCTCGCGTTATCTGGCGGCGTTCTTTTTAAGATTATTATAATTCAGCCAGTTATAAATGTCAACAAACATTTGTTATGAAATACTTTAATCGGTATAACCGCTTAGTGCGATTATATAAATTAAAACAGGTTTTAAGGAAAGAGGGGCACTTATGAAAACATGGAAATTAGTATCAGGAATTATATCAATTGTTTTGTTTGTAATTGTTGGTTTCCAATCTTGCGCTGTAGGAATTGGAAACACATTACAAGATAACGGCGAGGTTGGAGGATCTGCCGGAATAATCGTAGCAATCATGCTTCTTGTCGGCGGTATCGTATCTATCGTTACGCGTAACGGTAGCAAAGGCGGCAATATTGCTCTCATCGTTCTGTTTGGACTCGGAGCACTTTGTGGTTTCACTATGGGTGGAAGTTATTCAGATTTAAGCGTATGGGCTGGTTGGTGCTTAATTTGCACAATTTTAGCAATCGTATCACTTGTGAAGAAACCTAAAAACAACTAATTAAGAAAGCAATTAAAACCTGTAAAATAAAAACCGCTCCTGCGCCAACAGGAACGGCCGAGCGATGGAAACATACGCCAATATGTTTCAAAATAACACTCCGAAGAATGCCATTTATTACCAATAAATATTGTATCATCTTCGGAGCAGCCACGCAAGCGGAACAAGCGTTCTTAGTTGGCTGTATTTTTTATACCCATTTTTAGAGAAAGGATGATATTATTATGCCAGAAAAAGAAAAAGTTGTAGCATTGTATGTCCGGGTATCAACCGGGTATCAGGTGGATAAGGACTCTCTCCCTTTTCAAAAAAAGGAATTAAAAAACTACTGCGAGCACGTGCTACACATCAATAAAAACCGGATTGAAGTATTTGAGGATGCCGGAAAGTCAGGAAAGAATACCAAACGTCCAGCATTTGAACGAATGATGGAAAAGGTAAAGTCAGGGCAAGTATCTCATGTGATCGTGTATAAAATTGACCGTATCTCACGAAACCTTGTGGACTTCTCTCTCATGTACGATGATTTCAAGTACAACAACGTAACCTTTATCTCGCTGAACGAGCAATTTGATACCTCTAGCGCAATTGGCGAAGCTATCCTTAAGATTATCCTAGTGTTTGCAGAATTGGAGCGTAAGCTCACATCTGAGCGTGTTACAGACGTTATGATCGGGCGAGCGCAGAACGGGCAATGGAACGGCGCACGTGTACCGTATGGCTGGGATTGGGACGAAGAAAAGCAGATGCCGGTGCATTCAAAGAAAGAAGCTCAATACGGGATAGATATGTACCACAGATACTTAAACGGATATAGTACTCTCCGGATTGCTAGATATAATAACGAACACAGCATTCCAACCAAGAGGGGTGGCGAATGGTCTTCTAAAACAGTAGGAGATTTTTTACGGAATCCGATGAATAAAGGGGACTATAGATACAATTATCGGAATAGCGCAAGAGGGAAGAAAAAAGCAAAGGAAGAAGTTGTCTATATAAAAAATGTGTTTCCACCACTGATTGATCCCACGATAT